GAGAATGATGTGTTCGTTTCACCGACAGTTGAGGTAGCGGAATGAGTCGTTCGTATTTGGGTTATGTGTCGTCGCAGACGACTGACAAGGTTCCTGTGATGGATTACGGTGTTGCGACGGGTGGTAGTTCGTCATCTATCACGGTTGATGGTGTGAACTACACGCTTCTCACCTTCACATCTGATGACAACCTTGTCGTGTCTAAGGCTGGTTTGTTTGATGTGATGCTCGTCGGCGGCGGTGGTGCTGGTCGTGGTGGAACTGACCCACAGTCGGGCGGTGGCGGTGGTGCGGGTGCGCTTGTCGGATTTGCCACAACGACAACTATCTATCTTGCCGCTGGAACTTATGCTGTTGATGTTGGCGCAGGCGGTGCAGGCGTGGCTAATAGTGCGCCAACAGAGTCGGCGGCTTCATACATTGGGAGTGTTATTTCTGCGTGTGGCGGTGGCGCAGGCGGTAGTCAAGACCGTTTTCAAGGCGAATCTGGTGGTTCTGGTGGTGGAAGTGAAGCCACTTCAACGGGTAGAAGCCTTGATGAGACTTTTGGGAATGACGGTGGTGCGAACTCTGGAAGCAATACCAACGCAGGTGGCGGCGGCGGCTACGGTTCGGCAGGTGGCGCAGGCTCAGGAACAACAGGTGGCTCAGGCGGAAACGGTGTGGACATCTCATCGTGGACAGGCGCAGGTAGCGCAGACAATGTTGCGGCTGGTGGTGGCGGTGGCGCATCAGGCACAGGCGGTGCCGCAGGCACGGGTGGTGTAGCAGGCAAGAGTTCAGGTAATGGCAATAACGCCACCACCGCAGGTTCAGGTGGCGGTGGAACTTACGGCACCGCAGGCGGCAACGGTGCGGCAGGCAAAGTATGGGTCAGGTTCAAGGTATGAGCGACACACGCACCTACTTCGCCAAGGTTGAGAACGGCATCGTCACCGATGTTCGTGTCGTTGCGTATGACTTCATCGTTGCGAATCCTGAGCGTTATGGTGACGCTTCGCTGTGGGTAGAGACTTTCTATGACAACTCTCAGCGTGGCAAGTACGCAGGTATCGGTGACATCTATGATGCGGTGAATGATGTGTTCGTTTCACCTGCCACCGAAGTAGCCGAATGACCACGAAAGTAGGCGTGATGAAACTGGACAAAAAGCAGAAAGCCGCATTGTTGTCGTATGCGCGAGCAGCGCTCGCAGCAGTCGGTGCCGTTGTTGCCACCGGCAACTTCGACCCGCAAGACCTACTGAAAGCAGCGATTGTTGCTGTGCTTCCACCGTTTCTGCGTTGGGTAAACCCGAACGACAAAGCGTTCGGTAGGAGCAAAACAAAGAGGCGCTAAATGGATTTGGGAGACCTTCTCAACGAGAAGGAGTGGCGAAAATGCAAAGGTGCGGACACAGGAAGTGTTGATGACGCACTTGAGGCGTTCGAATACTTTTGTTCAACCTACTGGTTTATTCGCCACCCTGAGCGGGGGCGTATCAAGTTTGTGTTGCGTGAAGCGCAACTTGAAACTGCACGGAACTGGATGGAGCATCGTTATACGATTGTGTTGAAGGCACGCCAGATTGGGTTTTCTACTTTGGCTGCAGCGTTTGTGTTTTGGGAAGCGTTCTTTTGGTCTGACCGTTTTATTGTGATGTTGTCGCGCACAGAACGTGAGGCATCGAAACTGTTGCAAAAAACGAAGTACGGCTACAAGATGTTGCCGCAGTGGATGAAGGTTCGTGGACCAGATGTGCTGGTTGATAACCAGTTGAAGATGGTGTTTTCTAACGAGTCATCTGTTGAGTCGCTGCCGAGCGGCAATGACCCGGCGCGCGGTGAAGCGGTGTATCGGGTGGTGATTGACGAAATGGCGTTTCTGCCGAACCCTGATGAGGCGTGGGCTTCTATTGAGCCGATTGCTGACGTTGGTGGTCGTGTCATCTGTTTGTCCACCGCGAATGGTGAGGGCAACATTTTCCACGACTTGTGGGTTGGTTCCCAAACAGGAACCAACAGGTTCGTCGGTATCTTTTTCCCGTGGTCGGCGGGTGAACGTGACGAGGAATGGTATGAAGCGAAACGTCGCGACCTGCCAGACTGGCAGTTGGCTCAAGAGTACCCGTCCGACCCCGACGAAGCCTTTATTCGTTCTGGTCGCCCTGTGTTTGATTTGGAGGTGTTGCGAAGCCTTGAGGTTGTTGAACCGCATCGCGGTTACCTGCATAAGATGCCCGGTAGAGGTGTATACGAGTTTCGTGAAGATGGTGGCGAGTTTTGTGTGTGGGATTTTCCGCAACTTGGCGAGGTGTATGTTGTGGGCGCTGACGTTGCTGAAGGTTTGGGGTATGGAGACTATTCGTCTGCTCATGTCATCAACGCTTCAACTGGTGAGATTGTTGCGCATTGGCACGGACATATTGACGCAGACTTGTTCGGGGAAGAGGCGTTGTATGCGATTGGGTGGTGGTACAACAAAGCGCTTGTGGGTGTCGAGTCCAACAACCACGGTTTGACAACCCTGAAAGGGTTGCAGCGTGTCGGCTACAAGAATCTGTTTAGGCAACGCAGGTTGGGTCAACGCAACCCTACGGTGTCTGAGACGTTGGGGTGGCGTACGACGAGTGTGTCCAAGCCGTTGGCTATTGACGAGTTATCTGCCGCGATTCGCGATGAGGTGTTGTGGTTGGGATGCAAAGAAACGGTTGCCGAGTTGCGTACGTTTGTGCGTGAAGAGAACGGCAAGATGCATGGTTCTCCGCATGATGACAGGGTGATGTCTTTGGCGATTGCGAATCAGATGTTGAAGTATGTGTGGCTTCCTGAGTACAGGTCGTCGGATACGGCTAAGGCAAATACGTTGCAGTGGTGGGAATCTAGGATTATTCGCGAAAGTAAGCCAAATAGGGAGCCGATTGGGTCCCATAACGTGAGAAGTAGCAGTTTGGGCTAAGGGTGATGCAGAAGATTGTTTGCGAAGAGTGTTCCCGCGTATTTGAGGCTGAGGAATTGCCCCGCCGTGGGGCGGTGTGTTTCCGTTGCCATGTGAAGGGTGTGCGTCTGGGTTTCACGTATGGGCGTGAGGATTTTCACGGTCCGACGATTCGGGAGCGTCAACGTCAAACAGTTGAGCAAGCCAAGATAAACGGCTATAACGCTGAACCGGTGACAAACTGGATGTGATGGGGTGGAGACTATTCTGGTTCCGATTGCGGTTGCGGTTATTTCGGGACCGATAGTTGTTCTGCTGCAAAGGCTGCGTAAAGAGAACGCTGAGCAGCATGCCGAAGGCAGGGTGCTGCTTCGGAATGTTGCCCACAAGGTTGACAAAGTTGCATCAAAACTTGACGAACACATTGGATGGCATAAAGGGAAAGAGGAATAATGGCACGGGTTTCTAACTACGAGTTGTTGAAGCGGTACCGCAATAAGTTGGAGCATTCGCGTCGTTGGCGCAAAGAAGAGAAGTACGACGATTTGTGGCAACGCATGATTGACCTGTATCGAGGCAAGCATCACCGTACCGACACTCGTGAAGACCAGTTGCTGGTGAACATGGCTTTTTCAACTATCAACATTGTGGCGCCTTCAGTGTCGGTGAATCATCCGAAGATTACGGTGAACGCTAAACGGCCAGTTGACGGAGACAAAGCGATTGTGACCGAGGCGATTTTGAACTATTGGTGGCGTCACTATGACTGTCAGAAAGAGTTTCGTCGTGCGGTAAAAGATTGTTTGATTTTGGGTCACGGTTGGGTCAAGACCGGGTATCGGTATGTTGAAGAAGAGAAGGTTGCTGAGGAGAACTTTGATTCTTTTGATGATGTGGCTGAGGTTCGTGACGAGAATGTTGCCGAGTCAAATCTGATTGTCAAAGAGGACCGCCCGTTCGTTGAACGGGTTTCGCCGTTTGATGTGTTTGTTGACCCTGATGCAACGAGCATGGAAGATGCTCGTTGGGTTGCGCAACGTATTCGTCGCCCACTTGAAGATGTGAAGAAAGACAAGCGGTACAACTCGACTGCACGTCAAGAGGCGGCACCGAGCCATTACAGCAAATGGGGTCAGGATGCGTACCGTCCGCGCCGTTCACAGGACCCAGCAGATTCGTATGTTGAGGTGTGGGAGTGGTACGACATTGACCGTGACACGGTGTCGGTGTTTTGTGACGGGTCGGACAAGTTCCTTGTCGCCCCGAAGAAGATTCCGTTTGCGTTCGGTCAACCGTTTGTGATGATTCGGAACTATGACGTACCAGAAACCTTCTATCCGATGGGTGAACTGGAAGCGATTGAGCCGTTGCAGCACGAGTTGAATCAGACTCGTACACAGATGATGAACCACCGTAAACGGTTCTCACGCAAATGGCTGTACAAGGAAACCGCGTTTGATACCGATGGTCGTCAGGCGTTGGAGTCCGATGAGGACAATGTGATGGTTCCTGTTATTACGGATGACAACCTCGGCAATGTGATTGTTCCGATGCCTGCTGTTATCAATCCGCCAGAGTTGTACAACCAGTCGGATTTGATTTCCACGGACATGAACCGTGTGTCTGGTGTGAGCGAATATCAGCAGGGTGCGTTGCCTGAGATTCGTCGCACAGCCACAGAAGCAGCAATTGTTCAAGATGCTTCAAATGCGCGTGCGAGCGACAAACTGGCAATCATTGAGCGCTCGATTGCTGAGTGTGGTCGCCGTTTGGTGATGCTTGCACAGCAGTTCATGACCGGTGAGCAGGCGGTGCGTATCGTTGGTTCTGAGGCTCAACCGTTGTGGTTGACGTTTGACCGCGACTACATTCAGGGCGAGTTTGACTATGAGGTTGAGGCTGGGTCTACTGCCCCGATGAACGAGTCATTCCGACGCCAGCGTGCGCTGCAGATTGTGGACGCGATGGCTCCGTTTGCTGGGGCTGGCATTCTGGACATGGGCAAACTGGCGACCTACGTGTTGCAGTACGGTTTCGGCATCAAGCAGGCGGAGGGGTTCTTGATGCCTGCTGGCGGCATGATGCCGCCTACCGCTGGCGGTATGCCACCTGAAGGCATGATGCCACCAGAGGGGATGGTTCCGGGTATGGGTGCTGCTGAGGCTCCTCCGACTGGCGGTATGCCGTTGCCGAGCAATATTCCGCCTGAGATTCTCGCTCAACTTCTGGCTTCGGGTGCTCCGCTGCCGAATACGCAGTTGCCAAATCAGGAGATTATGTAGCACCCAGCACAAGGGGTAGAGCAACCGCCGAAGGAGGACTCTATGAGTAATATTGAAAACACTGTTGATACTGTTGCTGAGGCACCCCTAGAGGGGCAAGTTGAGGGAACGAGTGAGACAGGTGATGCCCCCGCTGTAGAACCGCGTGAGTATTTCGTTTGGGACGAACACGCTGACAAGCCCGTCAGATTGACTGTCGATGGCGAAGAAATCGAGGTTCCGTTGGCGGAGGCGCTCAACGGTTACCAGCGTCAAGCAGACTATACCCGCAAGACGCAGGAACTTGCTGAGCAACGAAGACAGGTGCAGTTCGCTGCCGCTTTGCAAGAGGCTTTGCAGAACGACCCGAAAGGCACCGTTGAACTGCTTTCACAACATTACGGCGTGAACAGCCAGCAACCCTCGGAAGAGGAACTGGAAATGATGGACCCCGTAGAAAAGCAGTATCGGCAACTTGAATCTAGGGTTCAAGCATTCGAACAGGAGAAAGCGATGCGAGAACTTGAAAATCAGATTGCGTCTTTGTCAGGAAGATACGGTGAACTTTTTGACGCCAATGAGGTTGTTGCCAAAGCGTTAGCGACTGGCAACACAAACCTTGAAGCGGTGTACAAACAGATTGCTTTTGACCGCATCTACGAACAGACTCGTGGCAAGTCTGCGGCGCAAGCCAAGCAGGCTGAAGAAACGAAGAAGATTGTGGAAGCGAAACGAGAAGCGGCTGTTGTGTCCAAGGGTGCTTCGGCAAAAAGTGCAGATGTTTCTTCTAAACCCATCAAATCCGTTCGCGATGCTTTCGAATCTGCTAAACGGCAGTTAGAGGGCTAGCACAATTTCAACCAAGGAGTAAATCATCATGGCTGGTAACGCAAATTTTGATGCGCTACTTTCCACGACCCTTGCGAACTACCGTTCGCAACTCACGGACAACGTGTTTACGGCTCGCCCGTTCACGTATTTCCTCATGGACAAGGGTCGTATCCGCATGCTCAACGGTGGTACCAAAATCGTTGAGCCGCTCATCTACGGTCAGAACAGCACCGTCGCGTCGTACAGTGGTTACGACACGATTTCGCTGACTGCTCAGGATGGCATTTCGGCTGCCGAGTACGAATGGAAGCAGTACGCTGCGTCCATCGCAATCAGCGGTATCGAAGAAGCGAAGAACAACGGCGAGCAGGAAATCATCAACCTGCTGGAAGCCAAAATCATGCAGGCTGAAGAGTCGATGCGTGAAGGCTTCAACCAGATGTTCTTCAGCGATGGCACTGGCAACTCGGGCAAGAACTGGAACGGTCTTGGCAACATTGTTGAGTCTGGTAACACCGTTGGTGGTATCAACTCGGCTTCGGGTCAAGGCAACGACTGGTGGCGCTCGTACGAAGAGAACACCGCTGGTGCTCTCACGCTTGCTCAGATGGCGACTGCCTACAACAGCGTGTCGGTTGGCAATGACCACCCCGACATGATTCTTACGACTCAAACCCTGTTTGAGAAGTATGAGGCACTGTTGCAGCCGCAACTGCGCTACACCGACACCAAGACCGCAGATGCTGGTTTCCAGAACCTGCTGTTCAAGGCTGCTCCTGTTGTTTACGACGTGCACAACACCGCTGGTGTCGTGTACTTCCTCAACAGCAAGTACCTGACGCTTGTCGGTCATAGTGGCAAGTGGTTTGCTCAGACGGACTTCGTTCGCCCAGAGAACCTCGATGCTCGCTATGCGCTCATCATGTGCTACGGCAACCTGACTTGTCGCAACCGCGCCAAGCAAGGCAAACTCACGGCGAAGACCGCCTGAGTCGGATAGTTTTGGGTGGGTGGGGGATGAAGCCCCCGCCCACCCGAAGCAATAAAGGAGAAAGCAATGCCGCAGTACTACTCAGTTCTTGACAATGGTCAAGGGAAAGCAAAGGGAAAAGCAATGCCACGAAGAAACCAAAACCGCACGTATGGCACCAAGAAGGTGAACTACCGCATGCGCGAGGGTTCAAACTATTACGGCGAAGTGTCAGGGGTGAAGACGCGCAAGTCCGCTGAGGACCGTCGTCTTGCTGCTTCTGCCGCCGCTGCAAAAGCGAAGAACACTCGCAGTGCGTTTGGGAAAGCAGAAGATGCTCGTTTTGCGCGCGGCAAGAAGACATCAAACAAGACTGCTGATGCTCGCGCGCGCGGTGGTGCGCGTACGAGTGGTCGCACGGCTGACAGCCGCGGTCGTGGAAACACGAGCCGTGGTTATCTGACCGCTGAGGCGAATCGTCAGATGCGTAAGGCACCTTCGAAGAATTATCGCAAGGGTCTGTACCGCTAGTTGATTGGTCCCCACCTCATGTCCACCTCCCTTCCGTGGGGTGGGGGCTTCTTCTCTCGGAACTAAGTAACAGGCGGGTCTAAGGGTGATGAACGGTTCTAAACCAGCACACGCAATGTACGGCAAACCCGTCGATGGATACCGGCAGGCTGCACAAAGCCTCGCTGGTGCACGCTTACAGGCTGGTGGGGGTGAATACACGGGTCGCAACCGCTGCGTAGCGGATGGCGACACCTGCGAAGGTCCGAAAGCAAAGGGCACGCAGTACTGCATTGGGCATCTGCGTAAGGCTGCCAAAGGCGGTGATGTTGAATGAATCTTGCTGACGTGCGCACGATGGTGCGCGACATTTCTGACTTGGACACGGTGGACCTGCCGAACAGTCTGCTGGACACGTTCGTAAAAGAGGCGTTTCAACGCATTATTGCTTTGGAACGCCGATGGCCGTTTTACCAAGAAACGTACACATTGAACACGGTTGCCAATCAGCGTCCGTATTCGATTGCGTCAATTGGGGATATTCGCGAAATCATCTCAATTGTGGAGACCACAGCATCAGGCAACCGTTTCACTGAGATTGCTTACGATGATGCCGAAGAGGTGTGGCTCGGCAACACGGATGTTGCGAGCCGACCGTACTTCTGGGCTGTGTGGGATGGACAGATTCACTTGTATCCGAAGCCTGATGGCGTGTATCCGCTGACTGTCCGCGCTTATCGCAACCCGTCGTACACATGGTTGACGAATACGGCTACTGAGATTGATGCAGATAACTGGTTTCACATCCTGTTGGCGTACTATGCGCTTGCGCGCGTGTATCAGCGTCAAGAGGATAACGAGATGGCGATGATGTATCAGCGTTCGTTTGAAGAGGGTGTGGCGATGGCTCGCCGCGATTTGATGAAGCCGCGGTCGCATCGACCGCTGCTTCTCTCTGGCGGCAAGAAGTATCCGACGATGCGTAGATGGTTGCAGACGCTGGGGGCGACGCTTGGCTCATGAGCAGATTGCTGGCTGACCGATACGACGATTTTACGGGCGGGTTGAACCTGCGTGCCGACCAGTTTCAGTTGGCGAAGAACGAGTCGCCTGACATGTTGAATGTGGAGATTGACCCTCGTGGTGGGGTGTTTAGTCGTGGTGGGATGCACAGGTTGAATACGACTGCTGTGGCTGGGACGTGGGACCCGCAGCGTCTGTATGCGTTTTATGGTGATTCGTCGCGTTTGATGTTGGCTAATTCAACGAACGTGTTTTGGTCTTCGGGTGGCGATTTTACGAAGTTGGAGTATTCGTCTGGTAATGCTGTGGCTTCTGCTTCTTCTCATGGTGCGTGCATGTATGCGTGGGGTGACACGCTGTATATCACGACTGGTGCTGCTTCAGGCAAAGTTGGCTACAGGTGGAAGACTGGTGACGCTTACGCTACGGCGTTGACAGCAAACGGTCCTGTTTGGCAACCGTACAACAACCCTGTTGGGAACCATTTCCCGAGGGCTGAGCATGTGATTACGCATGCCAACAAGTTGTTTGTGGCGCACACGTATGAGGATGGTGTGGCGTATCCAAACAGGTTGCGTTGGTCGCATGAGGGTTTGCCGGGTGACTGGATGGCTGACGATTACGTTGATTTCAACGGTGGCGGTTTAGGTATTAGGTCTCTTGCGATTGTTGCTGGTCAACTTGTGGTGTTCAAACCGAACGGCATCTATCTGCTTGTCGGTAACTCGTCGGACAACTTTCAGGTTGTGGAGTTGTCGGTGAATCTCGGTACGAACAATCATCACAGCATGGCGCAGTCTGAGGATGGCGTGTATTTCTATTCGAATCCCGAGGGTGTGTTCTTTTATGATGGCACCAAGATTGTGGATGTGTTTGAGCCGCTTCGCCCACTTGTGGACGAGCGGCTTTTGTCCACTGCTTCCACCGAGCCGTATTCGGTGTCGTGGATTGGTCGCCGTGCGTGGATTGCGTTGCCGTACGACCCGGACAATACGGTGACTCAGCCGACACGGAACTATGTGTTTGACCCGTCTATCGGTTCGCGTGGTGCGTACACACAGTTCGCCACCCACGACGGTTACGGCGTGGTTGGTGGTTGCGACTGGACTGATGACAACGGTACTAACTATCGTGTTGCGTGTCATCCAACTCAGGCGCGCGTGTTGAAGGTTGATTTGTATGAAGAGGAGTTGGACAACATTTCTGGTACGGCAACCATTTTCAGTTCGTATTATCGCACCGGTTGGGTTGACGGGAACACGTATGCGCAGAAGAAAGTGTTTCGTCGCCCAGACATCGTTTTCAAGCAGGTTGATACGCAGCGTCTTGTGAATGTGAAGGTGTACCACAACTATGAGGAGGCGTCTGGTAACGAGCGTAAACAGTTTGATGTTGTGTTGTCTGGTACGGGTACGGGCGCGTATTGGGGCACAGGTTTGTGGGGGACTGGTTTGTGGGGCGTGTCGTCTGAGGGTGTGAGTGTGAAACCGGGTCGCAATCTTGGTTTGGCTCGCAGTGTGCAGTTGCTGTTCACTGGTCCAACGAACGGCGGTTGGGGGATTGATTCAATTACCTACAAGTACAACAATCGAAAGGTGAGTGGCTGATGCCTCTGTCTATTTCTTACGTTTTTACTTCGGGCACGGTTATCGAGGCTTCGGAGATGAACAGCAATTTCACGGGTGTGAAGAACTTTGTGGACGGGTTAGCGACTGGTGCCAACATTGATGCTGGTGCGATTACGGCAGCAAAGATTGGTACTGCCGCTGTTGAGACAGCAAAGATTGCTGATGGTGCTGTGACTGCAGCGAAGTTGGCTCCCGGTGCTGGTGGCGGCAGTGGTGATAGTGACCAAATTGTTTTGGGTGTGCAGGTGTTCGGATGAGAACACCGTGGTCGTCGCCCATCATCAACACGTTGACGACGGATGATGCTGCTCGTTTGCAGCAGATTTTTATGTCGCTGTCGAAGGAGTTGGCGGAGATGCGGCGTGAGGTTGACGAGTTGAGGCGTGCAATGGGAAATATGAGTGCGGGGTCTTATGGCGTACGACCCTAGTATTTACGAGGCTCGTCGTCGTCAGGCGACTGAAGGCTATTCTGCCACGGCTGCAGCGAATCAGTATTCGCGCACTCTCGCCCAGCAGCGTGGCGCACGCCAGCGGATGCAGGCGTTGCGTCAGTATGAGACTGCACAACCGCAGTTGGTTCGCGGGTATTCGCAGAGGAATCTTGTGTCGCCTTCGGTTCGTAGCGGTTTGTTTAGCCGTGCGATGCAGGAGTTTGGTTCTGAGCGTGCACGTGGGTTGTCGGAGTTTGATTTGGGTCAGGCTGAACAGATGAGGGGGTTTGATTTGGAGGATGCCCGTTTGTTGCAGCAGTATCGTGCTGCGCTTGGGGATTTGGAGGCTGAGAAAGCAAGAGAGATAGCGGACGCTGCGAGGCAGTTGTTTGCGTTTAGAGCAGGAGCAGCATAATGGCACCACGTGGAATAAGCAAATATGACCCGCGCGACCCAGAAGCATCTCGCATTGCTTTGGGTTTGCGCGCGGCTGGAATGGGTTCTGGCAACACAACCAGTCAGGTTAGACAAACCGTTGACCCGAATGAGTCTTACAAAAAATCCATAGAACAAGCCTCTGATTATCAGGTTTCACAAGCAATGAAAAACTATGAAGCAATGATGTCAAACTTTTTGAAAGGCTTTTCTGGTGGCGGAACTGCCGCGAATGCAGACGATTTGTTGGCTAAAAGAAAATATGAAGACGAACTAGCCAAAGAGCGTCGCTCGATTGATGCGTACCGAAACATGCTTTCTAGTGGCGGATATCGCAGCGGAATGGACACGCTTCTTGGGATGATTGGCACCGAGGGTGGGCGCCAAACTGGAGAGGTAAACAAGGCATACAACGATGCTTTGGCAAATATCGCTGCCGGGTACGGTCAGGCGCAGCAAACTACGGATGTTGGGTTCAATACGTTGAATCAGTTTTTGCGTCAGAACCCGAATAATCCGTATGCCAATGTGCAGGTGTCCGCTGGTGCGGCACCTGATGCGATGGAGCAGATTCTGTCTGCGTATGGTGTGTCGGCTGACCCTGTGCGTGCACAGGTTTCTGCCGAGCAGGCTGCAGCCCAGCAGGGTGCTGCTGGATTCCAGAATCTATTGGATGTGTTGGGTGCTTCGGCTCAGCAGTCTGATTTGTCGCGGTTGGCTGAGTCACAAATGGCGCAACGTTTGGCTGGCGAGTCTCTTGCTGGTCAACAGGCTGGTTTGCGTGCGCAGGCTTCGCGTGCGCAGGCTGATGCTTTGTCTGCGATTCAGGCTCAGTTGGCTCAAGCCCGTCTTGAGCAGGAGGCTAATGCTGTTGCTCGTCGTCAAAGCATTGAGGATGCGATTGTGGCTGCGGGTGGACAGTTGCCCGTTCCGGCAGCGGCTGCAGCAGCAAGCCCAGCGGCAACCCCAGCGGCAACCCCAGCGGTTGCTGCGCCTGCCGTCACACAGATTGGTTCGCCGGGTGTCAAGGGCGGTACGCCCGACTATTTGCGTGTTATTGCTGAGCAGATGGCGCGACCACAGGAACCGAAGAAAAAGAAGAAAAAGAAGTAGCGAAAGGCTCTTTGGGTAGAGATGGCTGACGGGCAGATAAACCCATACGACTTCTTGTCGCTTGTTGCAGCCCAATCTGCTGCCCAAAAAAATCCGACCCAAAGCGGCATCAATCGTCTATTCATGCCAGAAATTGGGGTACTGACGGGCACATTCTACGGTGACACTGGCGGTGTTTCGCAGCAGCAGGAAGCCGCAACGATGCTGCAGTTGGCTCCCGATATTCTCCGAATCTCAAACATTGCTCAAAGCAACCCAGATGATATTCGTGCGCAGATTGCGCGCAAGATTGTGTACGAAAAACAACCCGTGTGGGAAGTAAAGCGTCTTATTCAGAAGTATGTTTTGGATGCGTCTGCTGCGGGTGAGGATATTGATACGGCTGCGACATCAACGGAGTTGATGGCTTTTGCTGACAAGATTCAGAATCAAAGCGATGCTCTTGATGCAAGTTATGCGAAGGCTTCCATCACCAAAGGCAATGATGTTTTTTCGCAGGCTGGTTTGCCTTCGCCGCAGGAAAGGTTTTCGCCAGACCAGTTGTTGCCCGAGTTTTTTGCAAAATATGCGACTGGAACTCAGGAGCGCCAAAGCAAACTTGATGCCCTAAAACGTAATCAATCGGCTCGTTCTGCTGCCGTAAAGTTTTTGGGCGACCAGTCGGGAACAGTTGATGTTCGTTCTGCTGAGTTGCCAAAGTATGAAACGCCGGGATATTTTGATTCGGACCGCAGAACAAAAGAGGGTTTGAAGTCAACATCGCAAGAAATTGAACGTTTGCAAAGCGATTATCAAAAGGCTTTGGCTGATTTGAACCGCGTAACAAAATCGTATAAGCCGCTTTCGAAGGGAAGCATGACCCAGCAGCAGGCTATTGCCGCCGCCCAGAAACGTGTTGATGCAACAAAGAAGTTGTTTGATGACAGGTTTGCTGCAGCCAAAGAACGAGGAATGTACAGCCCAGCAAAAATGGCTCAAACCGGTGCACAGGATGTTGAAACAATTCGTTTCAAGGAAATTGCTAGTCGGGCAGCAGCCAGACCAGACACAAGTGCGGAGCGTTTGGATTTGGTCAAGCGACAGAAGTATGAAGACGATGTGGCCGCTGCGGTTGCCCGAAAGATTTCGGAACAAGCAACTTCTATTGGTTATACGCCATTGATTCAGGCTTTGATGACTCGTGCAAATTTTGTTGGTTTGGGCGGTAGTTGATGGCTGCCGTTGCTGGCGGTCAAAACTTTGACGAGTTGCTGAAGCGACTCGCCAAAGTAAAACCGCTTCCGGGTTCTTCCGCAGACGCATCTGGGTTTGTCACCCAGCAGATGAGTACTGGTTTGGATTTGCGTGATTCGGTAATCAACTCATTCCGAAATTCTGGTGGTTTGGATTACCAACAAATTAGAGATGTGGCTGCCGGTGGGTCTCCCGTTACTTCTGGTCCGCGTGGGTTGCTTGCTTCCACGTTGAATAGCGCACCCGCAAAGGCTGTTTTGAATGGTTTGAATACCATTGGCGTTCCGATGCGTCTTGTCAACAGCACGCTGAAGGAAGTGAAAGATGCTTTGGATAGCGACCCGAACACGAAAGCGGGTTGGAATGATTACTGGAAGCAAGTAAAGGACCCAACTTTCGGCTTTGGTCGAGTGGTGCCGATGAAGGGTTGGGGTGGGCGGCTTATTGGTTTTGCTGGCGATTTGATTACAGACCCAATCAACTGGCTGACTTTGGGTTCCGCTGGCGCTTTGCGCACAGCGGGTAATCTTGGGGCGCAGGGGGCTTTCCGTGCTGGTGTTCGGGAATCTTTGGAGGCATCTGGTCGTTTGAGTGCTGGCGCTGTTGGCAAAACGTCGTTGCGTGAAACTTTGGGTGTTCGCACTCTTGCCGGTGCGGATGGAAGATTTGCTTTGGCTGAAGAAGTTCGCCGTTTGGGCGGAACTGCTAGCGAAGTTGCTGGGGTTGCCGCAAGAGGAAAACTTGCCGTACCAAAAGATATTGCCGAGGTTATGGGTTTGGGCAAGTCGGGCATTTATGTTGCGGGCACAAAGGTTCGTCTGCCGGGTTCGGGTTTGCTGTCGGAGATGACGGAAAAAACTTTGACGAAGATGCGTCTTGGTGTTTTGCGTTCTGGTGTTGGCGACATTTTGCAGCGCGCTTTTACGCGCCGCGGTGTTGCGGCAGACACAAAGCGGTTCAGAATGCTTCTTTCAAAAGGCATGCTGCCAGACGATGAGGTGCAACTTGCAACAATGCTGCTGAACTCGGACACAAGGTTCCGTGCTGCGGCAAACATTGCACGCGAGTCAACAAAACGCAGAGTGATTGATTACGCCGCAGACGCAGATGTGGATGCAACACGCAACACCGTGTATCGGGTCATGGAGAACCCTGATGGTGTTGTGGCATCCGAGGCTGAACGTAGGGCTGCCGAGAAGATTCGCAATTTCTTTATGACCGAGTTGGATTTTGCCAACAAGCGTTTCAAGGCAGTTGATGATGGGTATATTCCAAGAAGTTTGAACAACTTCCTTCCACACGTGTTGAGCGATGCAGCAAAAGCGGAGTTTGATAAGGCATACGCAAATCCAGCGTTGGAACAGGTTCTGACCTATTTGAAAGTGAATCCTTTGGAGGCTCAGGGTTCGTTCAAGCACCGCTTTATTACTGCTGACCAAGAGTTCCTTGGCGTTCCCGGAAGCGTACACAAGGGGACTATTGACGGAATCAATGCGGTGACTCGTGAAAAACTTGGATTTGATTTGTTTGAAACTGACGTCATCAGAATGATGACGAAGTATGCCGACACGATTGGTGGTGCTGCCGGAAGCGCAGAAATGATGCGACTGATGAAGGAGTCGCGTTTCCTTTTGGATGCTCGCAGGGTTGCGGCGATTGACCCGCAGTGGATGCTTGACGCAAAGAACGGTTTGGCTGTGGTGACCAAGTCGCTTCACGATGAGGGCGGGGCTTTGGTTGATTCTGTTGAGTCTGTTATTGGTCGAATGGAGAAATCGTTTGATGACGGTGCGCTTGGTCAGATGGTTGGTCGCGAAACTGCTGCTGCACAAAAAGAACTCAACGAAATTGGCAAGGGTTTGGGTAAGCCAGTAAAGAATTTCATTGATGAGCCAATAACTTTTGTTGACTTTGAGGGCAATACGTATCGCCCAAGCGACATGAATTTGTTGTTGCGCGTTGACGCTGAGCGTCAAGCGCTGATTGACGCGGTGAACAAATTCAACCTCAAGCAGGCAGAATTTTCTGCCCTGTTTGCTCCCGATGGTGGGGGCGAGATGAACATGATTCATCAGATTCTGACATCCGAACACAAGCGGCTTACCGACGCCTTTGATGCGGCGCAAGCAAAACTATTTGCCTTGCGTCAAGGCATTGCCGAGGGCAAGGAAACCACAGAAACACTCCAAGCATTGCGTGTTCAGTCCAAGGAGGCTTTGAAGGCTGCACGTGAGGCAACGAAGAAGTATTCTGGCACATTGCGAGATTACGAGTTTTGGGCAGATGATTTTGGCACTTGGATGCAGGAGTCGCTGAAGCGTGTTGGTCAATTGCGTGAAGACATAACCCGCGACCCGGTCACCGGCAACATTCTGGAGAAGTCGCTTATTCCTGTGCGCGGTCGAAGTTTGGTTCCAGAAGATGTTTCTTCGGAAACAAAAGAAGTTCTCACCCGCATTATTGATGCGGAAGAACGCAAAATTCTTCCACCGGGCATGGGTTTGAACGAAAACTGGTTGAGTCAAACATTTGGAAACAATTCCGACCCAAGCCTTTCCAAACAGTTGCTTATTGAAACCGCCCCACAACTGGTTGGTCAACCGGCGCGAATCAACCAAATTACTTCGCAGTCCGTTACGCAATCGGTAATCAGGGGTCTTACATCGGCAGACAATATTGAGCAATTGTCCGATTCGTTTGGGTGGATGACAATTCGACTTCTGAAAGAAGCAGAACGTCGTGGCGGTGTTGAAGCGCGAGAAGCGTTGGCGCGACAATTGGCTGAGGGTGTTGGTGGTATCGGTCAGATGTGGCAACGTGCCAAAAAGCAGGTCGACATCCTTGACTCTGTGTACGACACGATTTCTCTTGTTGCGAGACGGAAGCCGACTGCCGCTATCAAGGAATTTGGGAAACAGGCTGTTGATGTTTCCGAACAAATTGCCGCGCTCACGCGGCAAATTGATTCGGCTAACGAAAAGATTCTGGAACTGTCAAAGTCGACTAGCGGAAATATTGGTTTGGCTGCAAGGGAAATGTTGAGTGACCTTGACGATTTCGCAGCATCAACATTTAGGACTGCGGACACAATAACTCAAGAAAGTCTTGACGAATATATTGCTCGCGTTGACGCTGTGTTTGATGGCTTTGTTGAGCAGGGAATTGTTCGCGAGGAAGAGATTTTCAATTTGCGCGCTGTCGCAACTTTTCAGTTGCGCCAAGGTTTTGTCACCGGCGACGTAAACAGAAACACGCTCAATGAATACAGAAACATTCTCAACGATGAATTGGGCACACACATTGACGGATTCATGCTCAAAAACAGAAAGACCGCCAATCAGCGTTCAATGGCCGAAATTGGTGGTCTGCAAAAAACTATCCGAGAAAACCAGCAGAAGATTGATAAATTGCTGAAAAGCGATTCTGGCGACAATGATTATGTGAAATATACGGTTGCCGCTTTGTCGGGCGATTTGCGCACACAGGTCTCTGCTGTTGCTGAAACTCTTCAGGAATACCAGATATTCAATGAAGCGTATTTTTGGTTTTCCGCTTTTCAAAATCTTGCACCAGCAGGCGTCGTTATCCCAGAAACAGTGTGGTCGCACCTGCTCGCGTCAACGGCAGAAACACAATACGACGCTATTCAGCAGGGTCTTGATGATGCCATGCGAGCCAGAGAACTTGCTTTTGAAATGTGGAACGGAAGCATTTCCAAGTTGCCAAAACCAGAGCAGGCAAATGCTCTTGCGTTGGCGGTTGAATCATTGCCGATGGAAGATAGGCGGTTGATGAACCGATTTTTCGGTACATTGATTAGCGGTCAAGAATACAAAGAAATTAGCGACCTCGACCGCGTGGTCCGTCAGGACCCGCGGTACACGCAGTTGCTGAATGAAATTGCGGACGTTGTTACTGGTAGGGCAACTCGCGCTGGTTCGCTGGCACCCGGTGTTGTGGGCGGCTTGGGGGCTGCTGGTCGAGAGGCTGCTCCGCAAGCCGTAACATCAGGAAGAGTAAACGCTTCGTTGCTCATTGCTGACATTAGGAACGAATCTTCGTTGAAAAAAGTTAGAGGGTTGTTGACAACAACACACAAACGAACTGGGGCAAGATTTGGCGATGGCTCACTTGTGCAGAAGAAATGGCTAACGCAGAAAGAGGCTGAGGATTTTCTTGTTCGATTGCAGGATTTGGAAGTTGATGCACGCTTGCGGGTAAAAGAAATTACCGCAATGGTAAAAGAGAATTCCAAGTCCAAGAATAAGCGTCAGATGCAGGCGGAGATTCGTGGTGACGAATTTGGTTTGAGCGGATTGTTTAGGGCTGCCACCCAAAGCCGTGCCAATGGTACGGGAGCAAGGGTTAGCGAATGGTTTGCTCGTGCAATCGGTGGAGGAAAAACAGCGGAGGAAGCCAAGGCTCTTGGTTCCCGTGTTTACACAGGCGTTGGCGGCAAGTATCGCACGACGGGCACATTCGCAATCAACCAATACGGTAACTCTGGTGACATCATCATGGGTGGAACGTTTGCTAATGTCACGGGAGATATCGAAAAACCTTTGGCTCGGCAGTACAAGTACATCACCGAATCAGAGTCGCACTATGGACAGGCATACGACCGTCTTGCTAAGCGCAAGACTGCTTTGCGCGCATTGATGCGTGACTCAACCGTCAGTGAAGAAATTGCGGTCGGCAGACTTCCTGACGGAACTCTGATTGATGAAAGAGGGAATGCGATTGTTGGTCGCGTGGACACGGAGGGTGTGCTCGGACCGATGAGTTATATCATTGCCTTGGAGGGTCAACTTGACGAGTATCGTCAAGCACTCAAGCAATTCGGCATTGACGACATGGAGTTCAAGAAAATCAAAGCGCTTGAAGATGGGGCTTTCAAAGTCAAGAGTCGTGCAACTGCAGCAGAAAAAGAAATTGCGAGACTTCAGCAGGAAGATTACGAATTGTTCAAGGCTTCTCGCGACCCACAACAGGTCGCCTACATTCAAGCGATTCTTCGCGGCGAGTACGACGAGCCGCAGCCAGCAAACCTGCACCCAAAGGTTCGGGATGCAGTTCAAGGACTAATTGAATCACGTAGGACTCAAGAAAAGATTGAATCGACTCGTGGCTATTTGAGTTCGATTGATAGGCGTTCTTTGCACAAATTCATCAAGCATCTTGCTGGATACAACTTGGGACACAATACGGATACCGGAATGGGTGGTTTGCGTGAGTTGTCATCGCGTGTTGTGAATCCGAACGCGCCACAAAAGAGATTGTATACGTCTGTTGAGTTTGCCAATTTGAAGAAGTTTGCGCAAAGAATTGCCGAACAGCAAATCAATACTCCCGAAGGATTCATAAAAGGCACCCCTGACTTTATTCTTGTCAAAGCAACAAGGGCACCATTTGTGCCAGAAGAGGCTGCCCAAATAATTGCTTCACGTAGAAACGACTACATTTTCATAAAGGACAATTTTAGATTCACCGACGAAATGCTTGCTGCGTTTTTGTCGGCAAACAAAAACGCCAATCTGCCAGAAAATCAACTTGCTTTGGTCCGCAGGGCGATTGACGATAGGACTGTTGATATCTGGAAAGCAGATACCACCGCGCCGCTGAGGTATGGGGATGCGTTTGACCCAGAGGAAACACTTGCGGTGTTGACAATAACAAGCACCGGGGACACCAGAATTTTCAACGGCACCGATGTCTTTGGATATTCTGCGCCGGTCAGGGATACGACCACATTCCCGACGATGGAGATTGATGGCGTCACCATTCCCATCACTTTTGACGAGTTGGAATGGGACCAGTTGTTTGCCAAGCCAATGGATGTTCGTCAGGTTCGCAATAAGTTGGCAGCAAAAGAAGCCGAACGAAAGAAGTTGTGGTCTACCACGTTTGGCACAAATGAAAAGAAGATGGCAAAGTTGGATAAACTTGACGCCGAAATTGAGGACTTGAAGATTCAAATTGTTCGCAATGATGCGAACAAACAAATGGAAATGGTCCGCCGTGCCCGCGCAATGCGAAACTACTTTGACCAACCAGACGTCAAGAAGAAACTTGGTTTGAAGGCTGACGCATCACCAGAAAAAACTTTTGACCAATGGGCTGACATGAATGCAAAGAACATGTCAATTCGCGACACGCCTCAATTTGTTGAGGACCGCGTAAAAGAATTAGACAACGCTTGGGATAGTTCGTACGAGGCAAAGGTTATTTCGGAGCATCGCGCGGCGAGCACAAAGGCAAAGAACTCTGCCATGACATTGCAGACTGCTTTGGCTGGGGGAAGGGCGGCTTGGCTTGCCGACAAGGTAAATGCCATCGAGATTGCCCGTCAACGTAGTTTGGAAAAGGCTGGACAGTCGGTTGAAGAGGCATTGAAGAGGTTGGAGCGTTTTGCCGTTCAAATTGTTTCAAGGGAAAGTTCTGTTGCTTCGGAGATTGCTGCGCAAAAACTGAATGTGAAAGTCGAGAGTCTTGCGGAACTGCTTCGCGACCCGGCATTCCGACCGGGCGCTTTGAATCAGGTGATGACTGAATACGACAAGGCAATCAATGAAATAGTAAAGAAGTCTGGTTTGATTGAATCGGATTTGTTTGGTCCATCTGGTTTGCTCAGGTCGGTAACTGGAGAAGAAATTGTTACCGGTCAGGTTCAAAATGTGCACGCCGAAAAGATTATGGATGCGCTTGACGCAAGAGCCAAAGTCATCCGCGAATCAATTGAAAAGGGTTTGCGCAAGCCTGCTTCTGCTGCCGCAGCGCAGGCGGAACGCGCTGGTGCTGCTGCGCGCGAAGGAAACGTTCAGTTGTATGGTGCTGAACTTTACGATAGAACGATTCGGTCGGAGGTCGCGGCAAATACTGTTCAGTTGAAGAACTGGGAGAGGGCAGTGAAGGAGGCTCAAACGGCTGCAGAACTGACAGAGAAAGAACTTAGGCAGTTTGAGGCAGCGGTTCTAAGCGGCAAGGAACCCAAGGCAAAAAGCCTCGGCTATGTTCGTGAGTATTATCGCGCCAAGAAGAACGCTCAGCGTGCAGCCGAAGGCGCACGCCAAGCATCGGATGCGCTTGAAGCATCTATGGCTAGGTTTGATTCCGCAATGTCTGCGTTCCAGAATCGTGGCGTCACAAGACTGCGTGCCACAGAAGCGTATTCACGTGCACAGAACTTGAAGAAGTTGCGCAACAGCATGGATGCCTCCATCAAGAAGATGAAGGATGACAAGATTCTCAACACTGAGTTTGACGAATTTGGCGACAGCATTGAACGCCTGTTTGAAGAGTTGAACAAGATGGCTAAGTTCGGTGACGAGATTGATGAGATTTCCGCTCTCCGCGGTGTGCTCGTTCAGTATCAGGAACAGCGTGCGGACTGGTTGATTCGTTATCAGCAGCAGGCTGACACAAGGGCAAGAATCAAAGTTGTTGAGGATGCATCAAAGACGATAAAGGATTTGGGTCCGTTGGCTTACTTGAATCCAGTGCTAACCGAAACGAATGCTTTTACGTTGGTGAACAAATTAGAGAAGGGTTTTGTTCAGTTTGGTGAACAATTCCCCAACCTAATGGCTGACCCGAGGGTCATGGAGATTTTTGAGAATGCCCACAGGTTGCGTGACCCAGCGTTTGCGCGTGCCGCGCAACGCTTCATGGGTCCGTACACAAAGTTCTTCAAGGCTTGGGCTGTTGCTACGCCGGGTTTCCATGTGCGCAACTCTTTCAGCAACGGATTCATGTTGTTTGCTGCTGGCGGCAGACCAGACAGCCTGTATCGAGGGCTGTTGGCGTTCAGGGCGCTGAAAGAAGCGATTGACAAGGGCGAATCTTTTGAGACACATGTTGCCAAATTGTCCGCAGAGGAACAGGTTCGAGTTCGTGGTGCGTATTTTGCGATGATGGGTTCTGGTGGCGGTTTGATGTCTGATGTCGATTTGTCTACGGGTAGCAGATTGTATGCAAACAAGTTCACCAAGAAGTTGCAAAAGTTGGGTATTGCGGCGGACAATCACGCACGGTTCATGTTGGCTTACGATGGCATGGACAACGGAATGGATGCTCTCACTGCTGCTGCCCGTGTGAAGCGGTTTATGGTTGACTACGAGGACACTTCGGTGGCTGATGCGTATATGCGTCAGATTATGCCGTTCTGGATGTGGACAAGCCGCAACCTGCCGCTTCAGATTCAGAACATTTTCTTGAACCCGAAGGCGTACCGTTTCTACACGGCGATGAGCAACAACTTCCGCGACGAAGATGAGACAAACAAGTTGCCGAAGTATTTGCGTGAAGTTGGTGCGTTTGCTTTGCCGGGTGGGAAAACCTATTTTTCTCCAGACCTACCATTTAGTCGTGTCGGTCAACAGATTGAGCAGATTCAGTCGCCTCGTCGCCTTGCTGCCGACGTGAACCCGCTGTTGCGGGTTCCGTTGGAGGTGATGCTTTCAAACAAGAAGTTCTATTCCGATATTCCATTCAAAGAGGGGCTACAGAAAGCCGATGGTCCAGTCGCTAATCTTGCTTCGTATCTTGCTCAGCCGTTCGGTCAGGGTGGGACAATGAAAGACGGTGGCAGGGGTGTCACCGACAAGGCGATGTACTCGCTGATGAACTACATTCCGATTGCTGGACAGTTTGAACGTCTGGTTCCGTCAACCGAAACATATCAGTCAAGACCGGGGTCAACACGTTTGGCGCAATACTTTGGTGTTCCCGTTCGCGAAATGACCGACCAGATGAAGCAGCAGGAGTTGCAACGAAGGTTATACGAAATCAATGCACTACGAAGACAGCAGGGGCAGCAATGAGAACGTACACAGGTAATCGTGATGGTGACCACGGGAAGGCTCGACCGGGGTTGCTGGAGTTCGTCAAGACTGTTGAGCAGGTGACGGATAATGCGTTGTGGAACAACGGCACGTATGCGAGTCGCCCGATGCGTGGCAAGCAGTCGTTGAGCGTGCACGCCACTGGGCGTGCCGTAGACCTGTCGTGGCGCAAGATGGGCAGGAAAGGCAAGCGGAACGGTTTGGAGGTGTCACGCTGGTTTGCGGACCTGCTGGTGAACAACGATGACTTGCTTGGCGTGGAGTGCGTTTTGGATTACCACCCCGCCCCGTGGGGGCGTGGCTGGTTGTGTGACCGTGGCGAGTGGCAGTCGTATAAGACTGCTACCTTGGGCGGCGCCCCCTCAGGGGACTGGCTGCACGTGGAGTTGACGCCGCGTATGGCGGATAGTCCAACGCTGGTGAGAGAGGCGTGGTCTGATTTGGCTGACTCTGGGCTGCTGGCTGGGATGCCAATCCCGGTGCGAAAGACGGCAGAAAAACGTCAATAATCTGATTGACCATCCCTTTCGGGATGTGTGTGACCATGCCGACGGTTGATGCCCTGTGTTCGTCTTCGTCTTCAGGGAACCATGATGCGGTGAGCGAGATGTGTCCGTCTAGGCAGTCTTCCCACAGGAAGCCAACCGAAACCACACAGCAGGGTTTCGGTTTGTATTCTTTGACATCAATCCAACCGTTGTCTGAGTCGAATGCGTCGGTCCAATGTACGGCGACGAGTCGTGCTGGCAGTTTCATTGTTGTTCCTCCAGATGTTCTTTCATGTTGTCTACGAGATGTTCCACGAACGATGAGATGCGTAGCCAAGCGTACGGGTCGCCGCCCACTGCCCTGTCCCATGTTTTGCACAGGTCAATAACATCTTCGCGTGTTGCGCTAATCATCATCGTGACGATGGTGTTGGTGTTGCGCTCAATGTTTTCCATTTTGCGTTCCATGTTGTCCGCTTCAGTTTTGGACATGAACTCATAAATCCAGTCACCGTTTTCTGCTGACACGAGTCTTCCCTCCTTTGTTGTGAATGTAGATGGTGTTCTCTGGTAGACCATTGACTGTGACACCTTGACCCATCTCCACGTCATCAAAATGCGCAGCAAGAATTTTGACAATCTTCGCCACATCAATCGCCCTGTCGAATCCCAGTGTCACCTGCCGAAAAGACATCTTCCTCTCCTAGTTCTAGTTTGAATGTTTCATCGAGCACCATCAGCCCGATGACGCAATATCCTACGATGTCAACGAGTGTATCAATGAACGATTCGTTGATACGTGGGCTGGTTGCCTTGCCTTCTTTCAAGAACATTCTGGAGAACTCTAGGTTGGCGAGACGCTCATACTTGTCGTTGAGTCGCACGATGATGCCTTTGATTCCGAACCTGTCAATGTTCTTGTGTCCATAGTCGTGTTGTTTGCTGGACAGCAGGTGAGCCATTCTGCCGGTATCCCATTCGTCAAGACTTCTGAGATAGGAGATGACTGGTGATGCGACTACGACGAACGCATTGGCGTTCGGTTCGGAGTCGTTGTGGAAGGTGATGCCGATGAGCGCATCAATCCTGTCACGCAACGCACCAAAGTCAAGTGTGTCTGTTGCGCCAGAGATTGACGCAAGATGACCGCACCATTGTGCTGCTGATTGTCCCCAAGTTTTAGCCATGTCGTACTTCTTTCTGATGAGTGGATTCATTTCTAGTTTACTTCGCAGATTCTTGTAGGCGGTGTCGCGTATGCGCATAATGTGTACGTCGGAGTAGCCAAGGATTTTTCCTGCGGCACGCAGCGACTTGGATTCGTGTAGTAGAAGTTCAATGACTTTGCGTTGCCTTTCTGGCAACGCCATGACTGCTTCCACTACGGCTTCACGCAGTTCGCTGATGTCTTCGGAGTGTGGCGGCTCTTCACCGGGTTTCATTTGCATCAGCACTTCCAACGCTGATGACGGTTCGTGGCTGGATTCCATTCTGTCGAACACATCGGTGCGAAACAGAATGTGTTTTTTAGCCATCGTATTTTTCGTCGTACAGAAGCGACGCAACGTCTGCTGGTTTCAGCAGGTAGCCCCACGCAGGGTTGTCTGAGTTTCGTGCGAAGTCACGGGTGTCAAGCGTGTCTCGGTTGATGTCAATGAAACGCTTCAGCCTGTCTACGGACACGATGACGAAACCGCCATCCATTGAGAAGATGTACACCCACCATTTTGCTTTGGTGACCTGTAGCCCTGAGCGAATCCATTTGCCGCATCGGCGTGGGTTCTGGCGCATCTCAACAGCCATGTTGCCGTTGCGGTAGCGGTCAGACTTCACCTCGAATGAACCTTCAACGAGACTCTCCAACATTTTGCGGATTCGTTTCTCGCCCAACTGACCGTACTTCAGGTCTTTGTCAAAGTTGAATGTGTTGGATTCGATATCCCATTTACTGTTCTTCATTGAGTGTCTCCCATGACGCCTGCGAGAAGCCTCGCACGCGACCATCTGGCTGGATGTACACCCATTGTGGTGCGTCTGGGTCGCAGTTGCAGCCTGCGACGTTTCGTTTGTCGTGCACAACGATTGTTTGGCAGTGGTTGCATCTGATTTTGGTCACGATTTCCTCACGGTCACTTCAACGATTTGGCTGTCGTCTTCCCACGCTACACCATTGAGCGCATCAAGAATGGACTTGGCGTAGTTATCTACATCGCCACGCAACTGATGCTTGTAGTTCTTTTTCTTGGTTCCCGTGATGACGATTGTTGAGCCTTCAAGGTTGCACACGACTGAAACTTCAAGCAGATACGACTCATCAAAGAACGGTCCTTTGTACGCTGCAGCGACCTGCTTTTCGTAGTTCGCTGTGCGTTTCGGTGTGTAGACGTGACCGGTGCGGGTTGCTCGTGGTCGTTCTTTGGCTAGTGGGCGAACCTTGATGAGTTGTTTCCACTTCATGTGAACACCTTCATGATGATGGATTCCAGATGCATTATCCCGTCTTCCCTGGCGTGGAACTTGCCCCACCGTTTGTCTGCTTCAATCAGCAGGGTGAGTGCTTCTTGGGGCTGTAGCCCATCTTCACGCATCTTGTGCGCTAGGCGCACAAGTGTGGTGGAACGGTCAGAACCTTCGAGCGGTCCGTCGTTGATGATGGTGTAGACGTACGGCGATACGAAGTATTTGAGTTCGCCAAGCGACATCGGTTTGCTGGTGCTGGTCAACACTTTGGGGCGTGGGGGTGGTGTCCACAAGGCGGCCACAGAGGCGATTGCGTCAACCGAAGCAAGGCTGTTGCGTGCAGCGGC